GTTTTTCTTCTCCACAGGCAATCATTGCCAATAGTAATAAATTAATCATTTTTGTCTCCTTTATAATGATAAGATGCTCCCCTTTATAGCCGGGGAGCGAGGCTTGGCTCCGTTTAACCCATTAACTTTTCGAAAGCATCATTGACTGCGTCAGTTCCATACTTTGCTGTTTCAGATGAACGACCTTCGGAGGTGGTCTCGTTCGATAAGAACTCATCTAAAATTGCTTGAACATCTTCGGAGGATTTGCGTTCAAACAAGCTCGAAATTTCAGGTATCGAGTCAAGTAGGACTTCGCAATCTGCGACATCATCATCACATAAAACCGATGGTCGTCTACGAGGCTTAAGAATGGTCTTTGGAAAAGAGCCGGGTGTACCGGGGACGTTATAGTTAAGAACTATATCGGTGCCGGTTTCGGGGTCTGTAATATCGCCATAATCAGGGTCAATAACTAGCCCGAGAAGAGTTTCATATGCCATTTTGCCATAGGCCCAGACACGAACCCCATCAGCTTCTTCCCCACGAACTAAGATTGGAGAGTAAAAACGCTTACGAACAAACAACTTCTTTGCTTCACGTTTTGCGGTTTCGTCGTTATTCTGAACTCCATCTCTCCAAAGTTGAGAGGCAAAGTTACAAATAGGACATTCTTCTCCAAAGTTTGCTTTAGGGCAGAGGATTCCGGGATTCTTTCCAACATTATAGTGGAAATGATACTGCTTAAAGGGATCTCCATCTTTTGATGGAAGGATACGAATGGTTTGGTCGCCTTCTTTTGGACGCCATTTCGTATTGTTTTTAGACGCTTTCACGCCGTTCTTGCTTGCGTTTAATTTAGCTCGCATTGCTTCTAAGTTTATAGCCATGTTATTCTCCTTGTTATTTTAAATGACTTAGTTGTCTAAGGCAGAGAGCTTAATCTCACTCCCAACCAGTTTTTCGCTTCTATTTGAACCTCAATAAGAAGATAAGGGGTCGAGTTTTTTACATGCGTTGGTTATCTCGACAAACAACTGTTGAATACGATTTATAAGGTATTATAGTTTTTTATATTTGAATATTAGACGGTTCGTTACTATCCGTTGATAGTTACTTCTTGTCTTGAAAAGCTCGGGCTATCAATAACAGTGTTGTGATTGAAGACTCTCCAGCCATTTTGATCAAGATCGAAGACTACTTCGTGCTTTGTATCCAAGTAACGTGGCTTAACTCCAGATCCTCGTAGAGAGTTAGGAACAGCATTTTCTTTTAAGAAACGCATGTTACGTGTTGTTCCATCTTTCTTTGTGAAGCTACCGGTGTAAACGTTAGCGTTGATTGTGATTGTATTAGTTGTAGACATATTTCCTCCTCAGGTGTTAGTTGTCAATTTATTTTTGAGAGTTGACTTTCGGTTGACCTCCCAGAACAACCATCGTGTTATTAATATAACATGTTTTAACATTTTGTCAAGTATTTTTTTTATTTTTTTTATCAGCGATGTGAGAGCGACCTTAATAAAGGTTTGTTTGTTTTGTTGTATTTATATTATAACATACTTTCATAAGTTTGTCAAGTATTTTTTTTATTTTTTTTTAAACACTTTCAAAGTTATTGTTTGAATGTATTTGTAATATAACACGTTTTCAAAGTTTGTCAAATTCTTTTTTTATTTTTTTATTCTTGGATATAATGAGTATATTTTATTGAATAAAAATAAGAGATATCAGATGAGTTTTCCCATAAGCCAAAAGATGACTCAATGTTCTTCTCTTTATCTAAAGTAACACGTTCCTTAACATTTGTCAAGAAGTTTTTATTACTTTTTTTATCCTCATCACTTATACTATAGTAATAACACGTCTCTGTAATGTTGTCAAGTAAAAAGTACAAGTTTTCTTGATTATTTTCTATGTCTCCGAGACTCACGGTACGAATTCGTGAGATCTCCTTTGGTTCATGATGAGATCCCATAAAAGGATCGGTATTTGCAAAGTATCCATAGTTTGAAATGAAGTTGATAATCGCATTATCAATGTTATCATAATAGTTCTCAATCGAACCTTCTCCAACAAACTGTTCTATCTGAGCATTTGATATCAACCATAATGTATTGATCATACCAGACCTTGCATATTGTTGTAGAACATTGAAAACCACTCGCTCTTGTTTGACTTGAGTCTTTGAAAGAAGAATAGGATCAGACGATATATGGATTACATTTACTGTTCTGTCCTTAAGTTGTTCTAGTATTGCTAAGCAAGCTCCAGAAACCTTTCCAGCACCTGCTGTAATCAACCAGATGTCTTGCTCTTTTCCAAGTTTAAGCTTATTGGCCATTTTAGGGACGCTGGCTTCGTATTCTTCGTGTGTTGAGCATTTTGGAAGGCTCTTGCCTCCGTCAACTATTATCGTCCGTATATTGCCATTCTTGGGCATTTTAGAGCATATGTTCTTTCCTGCTTCTCCAAGTCCTATAATTACCATTATCTTTCCTCCGAGTTGTATAATAACCATCCGTCATCTCTAAATTTCAACATAGTCTCAAGTTCTTTAAGTTTTATCAACAAAACATCATCTTTGTCTAATTCTTTGTAAATTTGGTGTTCAAATGATTCTTCTCCAAGTCTGGTGAAGTCTTCTTGTAGTTGTTTGTTTTGGTGTCTTTCACATCTAAGTTCTGAGAAGTGGTTTGTTCTTCTTTCTTCAATTTGTTTAGATTGTCCTACATAAATCTTCTTTTCTTTTAGATTTGTGATTGTGTAAACACCGCCAGTCATATTCTTGACCCCCTCTTTTCTGGTTATTTCGTCTTTTTCTTTTCTCGCTTCTCTAGATATTTTCTTACAAGCTCTGCAAATTCCATGGAGGCCATCTTTTTTTCCATTGTCTTTTGTGAAGAATTTTGGTTGTTTTGTGGTCTTGCACTTTGGGCATCGTTTTTCACTATAAGTTGTTCTATTTTCATTTTTCTTCTTATTTCTCTCGGCAGCTTCTTTTGATTTCTGTCTTGCGTATTCTTTTTTGTTTGTTGTCATTGTCTTTCCTCCTTATTTATTGATTTCAATATTTGTTTCACTTGCTGTGTTGACCAAATAGTTTTGCCTCGAGGTGTTTGAATTCTTTCCTCTGTAAGCCATTTTGCAATTTTATTCATAGAACACTTTCCTCTATAAGATAGTGCAGGGTTTTTTAAGCATTCTTCGAAAATTGTTTTATACTTCTCAACTGTTCTTTGAGTCTGGGCTCCGATTGCATCTCTAACCTTTGGATTTGAGGCTCCAAGTTTTACACCTTGTTGCTTTGCTTTCTTTAGACCTTCTTTGGTTAATCTACTGTGGTTTAGACCTTTGCCATCTCTTCCATGAGCTTTCATGTGACATTGATGACAGAGTGTAATAGTTTTGGTACCACCATTAGATCTTGGAACCACATGATGTTCATGAAGATCTTCTGTTGCTTCGCATTCAAAACACTTCTTCATTGTACCTTCTCCATTGTAGCACGTTTCATAATTCTATGAACTTGAGTGGCTTGCCATGAGCCTTTTCCTGAGGGTGTTGTTATTCCTTTTTTATTTAATAATTTTGCTACTGCTTTGAAAGTTGGGTGGATGCCTTGGTTTGTTAGATCTTTTTGTGCTTCAATAACTTCAGGATAAAGTCTTTCAAATGTAGAATGTCCGCGTTGTAGATGGTATTTCACTAGACCTTCTCTAACAATAGGGTTGTCAGTCCCTAGTTTTACCCCTTGTTGTTGAACTCTCTTTAGACCTTCTCTTGTTAGTCTACTGTGGTTGAGCCCTTTTCCGTCTTTTCCATGAGCTTTCATGTGGCATTGGTGGCAAAGTGTAACAGTTTTTGTACCACCTTTGGACTTTGGAACCACATGGTGTTCATGCAGATCTTCTGTTGTTTCACATTCAAAACATTCTTTCACTGCACTTTCTCCATTGATCCAAGGGTCTTGCCCATTGAAACGTTTACTTTAAACTCTCCAAGTTTTGTGTCGGAGAATATCTCAATAAGTTTTCTTATCTCGTCTCGTTCTATCGAGTGCACATCTAATATAATTGAATCGTGCACGAGGAACGCTACATTTGTTCTGAGGTTTCGACAGAATCGATGGATGGCGTTTGCCCTATCAAGGAAATTGTCTGACGAAGTTGATTGGATGAGATAGTTGAGTGCATGGAAATCATCTGAAGGTATTGTTCTTCCAAACGGAGTAGTGACAACTCCATCATTATAATATTTCTCCAATACTTTCGATTTGTCATAGTATTCAGTGTCAACTGCTGTTGAAGTCGGGTTGTATAGCCATGCAAATATCTTTGTCTTCGCATCAGCTCTAGAAATATTATCATCAAAAATGTTAGTTTGATTGAAATCATGAATGTCTCCTGTGGGTTGTGGGTGCCCGGAGAGGTGTAGTAGGGTCCTTAACTCGGCACCGTTGAAGTCAAGCTCCACAAAACCATCCCATTTAGGCACGATAATGTCTCTTATTTCCTTCTTCAAGTTAAGGATAGGGAATGAACCCTCCTCAAGTCCCAAACGGCCTGTAACGGTTCCGTAAGGGTTATATTTAACAGATACTCTCTGTTCCCAATATCTCTTGGCGAGATACATTGCTTTCTGGTCTGTTTGCGCGAATCTCTTAAGGAGAGGCCAGTTTACTCTCACATCTTGGTCAGCAATCTCTTTGCACATTATCGTTGTATCGTGAAGTAAACGGTAGTGAGCAGGTCTTTCGTTGTTTTCTAGGACCCACTCGGTTATTTCATTCAATGTCTCGTAGTAGTGAGCAACATGGCTCTCTGGAACGAGGTCATAAAAGCAAACGTCTGAAAGATTAACGCCAGAGTGAACGAATGAACGAACATGTGCTTTTATTCTTTTCTCATGTGTTTCCCATCTCAACTTAAGATGTTCTGGACACATCTCGGAAACTGTCTTGCCGTTGGCATATATTCTTGCCAACTGAACATCAAGGTCTCCAATGTGGGATGACCAGTCCCAAGTTGCAGTAAGTGACTCATCGGGGTTGCGAAACCTTATTTTTCCATTTGAGTAATAACCTCTGCATTCTTTTTTGTCGTCAATAACCTGAAATACCATGCTTACCTCCGAATACGCTGGCACCTATTTGTTCTTGTTTCTTCTGTTCTCGTAATAAAACCTTGTTATAAAGATCTTTGAATGAGAATGGTTTTGAATAATACAATTCCAAATAGATATCATTAATATATCCTATTGAGGTTTGCTTGTCAAATCTTTTTTGAAAGAATTCTGCATTTTTCTTGAGGGTTGCGAGCTGGCGGTTGTTTAACGAAGGATCTTCGATTGATTTTAGTTTAAGATATATCGAAAGATCATTTAAAACTGGGTTGATTGGGGCAATATGTAATTTATTAAAGTCCCATTTTAACTTTCCACATGAATCAGAAAACTTAATTACAAACTCTTGCGCATGTACATGTAAATTATATAAATTAATTAATATATTATATAATAAATTATAATCATTATAATTGGTAGATTTATAATATACAAATATATTAGAATTATTAGATGTATATGGTTCTATCATTGGAGATCCAAAATCTGGTACTAAAACAGATGGATCATTAAAATCAAAAGCAAGACCAACAGATTTACAAGCATTCTTGTAGCATTGAAACTCTGGAGTATCTATCAGTTGATCGTATATTGGTTGATCCTTTCCATATTCAAGATCAGATATCTTAGCTCGAAGTCCCGAGGAGTACATTGAATTCTTACCAGACATATACCATGTGCTATACAATATCGGCTGCTTCTCATATCTTAATTCACAAAAACTTAAGAAATTATTGACAAAGTCCTCAAAATGTGTTATATTATAAGAGCGAAACCTTTTACCAATTTCATCTTCGGCGTTTATACCGTTGTCAACAAAGTCAGAGACTATTGTTGTGAGATATTGTGTATATAACTCTTGAGGAGGCTCATATGCTCGATAAATTGTGATATCATTTATCCATTTATTGTTTTGAGAAACATTTATAAGCTTTGTTTTATCTAAAACCTTCTTTAGGTCTTGGATCTGTTCTTTAAAAAACGGAAGTACCGCTTTGTGTTCATCGTTTGTCATCTTTAGAGGAAACGCCTCTAGATAAATCGGCATGGGCTCAACTGGCTTTCCATCACGGTCAATAAGACCGAATAGATGACGCTCGGAAAGATTGAATTTCTTTGACACTTTGGGTTCACCTGTGTCATAGGCTTCATACATCCACTTAGTTCTGTTGTAATAAGCTTCGAATGATGATTTTGTTTTATTTGATCCGTTAAATTTAGTCATCTAGTCTTTTCTCCCTTTCGGCTTGTAACTTTTGCTCTTCCGTCAGCTCTTCAAGAGACTTTGGATCACACTTTGGTGATGAAGAGTTGGTAGGAACTTCGCTGGCTATTGTTGTAGTTGCTTTCTCTTCAACAGGTTTGGATGGTGTCACTGAAGTTGCCGGATCATCAGCGAATATATTGACATCACATTGCCTTGGTCCCTTATTAATATTTTCAACAGTGCCTTTTCTACCCCTTATATTTCCTGTCACACTAGCAATCCATTTGGTCTGGAGTGTTGTATTATAGTTCTTATTTGTTGACTCATATTTGTGTTGGACTTTTGTTACAAGATAAAAACCCGTCAGTCCTATTCTATTTCCTATTGATTTGGAATTGTTCCAAGTCTTACTATCTCCACAATAAGGGTCAAGTATTAGAACATGACCGGGAATGAACCAATTTAACAAGTTGTTTTTGAAGTTTACTGTGCAGTCATATACGTTTCCAATTGCAACGAACTCGTCTGCTTGATATTGGAAATACCTACTCTCTCTAAGTCCTGCCGAATCTGTTTTCTTGAATGAGAAGAAACAACCCACGTCCGTACCATATACGGGTTTTTCGTCTGTACCAATATTTGTTTTTGCAACTCCGGCGTCTCTTAGTATTGGAAATTCTTTCTCAACCTCAGACTGTCTTGATGAAACCGACTTTATTAAGTCTGACTGGTAGTTCTGATTTGACGCATGAACTATGATATAAGTATAATAATCATCTTCAGTTTTCCCAATCGCTCCCATTTGGGCTCCGACATGTTTCATATTGTATTTATTAACATACTTGCCACCGGCATAATTGAAGTTACCAGTTGTTTCATTGAAACCAAAACCATCAGGCTTAATCTTATCCCACGACGTTTTTAACGCTCTAAAACTTGTCACTCGAACATTGCCAGTCCATGGTTTCTCCATGAAACATGTCTTCTTAAGCATGTTTGATACCGCTTTTTCAATAAGATTGCGGAGAAATGGCATGAAAGATGCATATTGAACCTCTTTCTTGAAATAATTCTCAAGAAGAAAGTCTCCAAGCCATTCCATTGATATGGGAATATCGGCAAGGTTTATCTGAACATCATCTCCTTCTTGATTTTTGACTAGTATATCTAAGAGCAAAAACTTTATTTCTAGTTTTCCTTTAAAGTTAGGATCATATTCCGATGTATTCCCACCAGACTTATACTCATTAACATAAAACAGATCCGACAGTGAACATATCAGGTCTCCCAACGAAACAAAGTAGATATATTTTTTTGCATCTCCGCCTTCTCCTGTTGTGTAATCAAGAGTTTCTTTGTCTATTGAACCTTGGCTGTTTGCATCGTTTTCAATTGAAGCGTTAGAATCTAGTTTATTTCCGTCGAAACCTATCTCGCCTCTTTCGGTTTCTTTTCGAACACGTTCAAGTTCTGTGTCTGAAACATCGGTTCTCCATATGAGTCCGTTTTCTTTTAGTTCATCGAATATCCTTGTTTTGGCCAATTGAATTTCTTCTCTATTGGCAATCTTCATTGTTTTCTTAGCTCTGTGAATGGAAGCTTCGTCACAACCTTCTCTAACAGCGTTTTGTATGGCAACTTCTCTGCTTCTTCGGTTTGCTAATATCTTTTTTCCACCGAGAACATCCATATAAGGAAGGTTTAGGTAGGACTGGACGTATGAGAAGTAGGTGAGCCTTAACTTGGTTACAGCGCCTTCTGCTGGCGTTATAGAGTAATCTAACTCATGGTCGACCATTGTTAGTCCAAAACTTACTGAGTTCTTAATTACGCATGAGTTGTTTGCAAACATTGAAGTCAAGACGAGTTCGCATCGGTTATATTCTGGATGATATTGACTTCTTTCGTATGCCGATATATCTCCGCCTTCTCTTATGAATTCTGGTCTCACAACGAGATCAATTATCTTCCAGTCTTTGGTGGAAACCT